GCGTCAGCCGCTTCGCTTGTTGGCGTGTAAACGTCCGCCATTGCGCGTTTCATGGCTGTCGCCGCTGTCGCTCCGGTCACGTTCTGCTCTGCCAGTCTGAGGAGCGCCAGTGTCGTGCCTTCGGCGGTCTGTCCGTAGGTCGAAGCCGTCGCCGCGCCCTGTGAGAGTGCTTCACCGAGCATATTGACATCAGTGTTCGCCAGTGTCGCGCCCTTTGCCATAAGGTCGGCGTAATAGGATGCATTGTTGAAGCTGTCGCCGAAGCCCTTGACCGAGCCTGTCAGATACCCCGCCGCGGAATCGAGCGACATAGCACCTGCCGCCGCCAGATTAAGGACTGACGGCATGGTTGCTATCTGATCGTTTGCCGCAAGACCGGACTGCGCAAGGATATTGAAGCCCTCTGCCGCCTCTGTCGCCGTGTACTTTGTCGATGCACCGAGCTCCCGGGCCTTGTCGATAATGCCCTGAATGGAATCCTTCGGCACCTGCATGGTTGCGGCAATCTGACTGGTAGCGGTCTCAAATCCCGAGCCTACGTTGTAAATATCGCCGACGAATCCCTTTGCGGCACCGGCAACCGTGTTGAATGCCGCCATGCCGATGCCTGCCATGGCACCGAACGCCATTCCACCGATTGCTTTGTCAATGCCGGTGACGGTCTTCTCTGCTTTCCTAAATGTCGATGTGAAGTTTTGGTCGACCGCACTTAGTACGGCCTTTACTGAGTAGCTGGATGCCGCCATTTACCTACCTTCACTTTCGTCTGTCCCTCGCGCGCCTGAGACAGCTTTCAACTTCCCTAATCGCCTTCTCAATGTCGAAGAACTGCTTGAATTTTTTGTATACCGGGCGGTAGCTCTTGCCTGTTTTCTTCTTGGCCTGCGCTGACATGGCGAGCCATGCCACGCGAGCCGCCCAGTATTCCGTATCTGTCCTGCGATATGCAACACCTTCCATCAGCAGCTCATAATCTGGAATCGTTAATCTGTCGAAATCCTCAATGGAGTTATACCCGAGATAGCGGATGCAGTCGATGCACGCTTCCCGGTAGAATTCCATCCAGGTTAATCGAGCCCGGCTTCCTTCCGCCTCTTGGCTGTCTCCGCCTTCTGGATCTCTTCCTCTTCCTTGGCTGACTGCAGCATCTTGAGGGTCTGCCTCTTCGAGCAGTTGGCTGTCGATAAAAAATCAAGCACCTGCTCAAATACTGCGTCGATGTCCGTGTTCTCATCCTCGAGCCAGTCCTGCAGCTCTTCCATGGTCGGGGCGTTGGTCTTGACGCGTGCCTTCATGAGCACGTCGACAAGCGCTTCCGGACTGCCGTCGTAGAGCTGTGCGACACGGTACTGCAGACCGATCTCGTTGCCGTCCTGAAGCTTGACCCTTGATATTGCCTTGACAAAGCCGAAACCAAAATTGAATTCGTATTCTGTGCCGTTGATGGTTAATGTTTTATACATATCGTTGTCCTTTCGTGTTGGTTCGTATTGATTTGTATTGATAAAACAAAAAGCCGAGCGGAAGAGCTCCGCCCGGTCGTGATCGGTTATTTACGCGCCGGCGACTGCATCAACGAACGTATAAGCCGCAGAGCTCGAAGAAGCGGAGTATGTGACCTCGCCTGCCTGCGGCGTGCCGTAGACGCTCCATTCAATGTCCGCTTCGGCGTTGTCCTCTGCCGAGGAGCTGAGCTCGAACGATGTGCATTTCGCGCGCATATAAAGTCCATTGAATTTTCCGGTCGTTGTGCCTGCGTCTGCCGTGTTGACTTCCCAGATTTCGAAGTCTTCGCCTGCGATCAGAGCGTTCCTGACCTCGGTCGGGGTCATGCCGTCGCCGCCCTTTGAGAAGACAGCGGTTGCAGAGACAGTTGTCTCAAGACTTCCCGGAGTACCGACCGGACCGTCCTTCGTCTCTGTGTTGTCGGAATCGCGGCTGAACGAAGAACTGTTCTCTGTGGTATATGCAATATTAAGACCGGCCTTCGTAGCCGCGTCTTTCAGCAGTCTGTACAGATAGATGATTTTCTTGCCCTCGATGACTGTCGGGGCTGTGAAAAGCTGAAGATTCATCTTTTTCATGTGATTCTCCTTTAACAAATTGGTGAAAAGTGTGCGGTGATTTCCAGGATGCCCATGAGGAGCGGAGGTCGGACGGTCGCATCGTCGGTGATGTCCTGAACGGATATATCTACGCGCCACTGATAATGCGCGGTCTGTGTGATGGAGCGTGCCGCCTGCTTGATGCCGGAAAGCATTGCCGACACGGTTCCGCGCTTGTGCGGGTCGCTGTGCCATACCCTGACGGACTGCGTCGCATATCCGAGGAGCACGGACTTTGTCGCGCTGTCTCTCTGACCGCTCCCGCCCAGATAGATGAACGGATACGGCGTGTCGTTCTTCGGGAGACGCGTGTCATAGACCTGTCCGGGATATGCTGTTTTGAGCCGGGCGCGAAGCTCGGTAAAGAATTCCTGTTGCGGATCCATAGTCAGTCTCCTACGATTTTTTTGATGTCGCTCATGAACTGCGGCGATACTTCTTCGAACGCAGGTCTCATGTACGGCTGCGCATTCATGTAACGCGTGCCGTACTCCACGTATGCCGCATATTCCGTGTGCGGTTCCGTTTCCGAAGTAAATCCGTTGTCGGTAATTTCCGTCATGATGGACCTTCGAAGCGTGCCGCCTACATAACCGGGCTTGTGCGTTGATTCGGGCGTGCCGACCGGACAGAGTTCCTTTGCGCGTTTTTGAAGGTTCGCGCCGTGTACCTTGACGGCTTCCTTGACGGCATCGAGCTGAAGTGAATTGAGCAGATGCGCGTCAAGTTTGGCGATGCCTTCGAGCTTGATGTTCCCGATCATGGCTCCACCTCCGCCGGGCTGATGCCCTCGTATTCCGCAAGGATGAATGTGTCCTTAAATCGAAGCGTGCGCCGTCTCGCCACATGGTAAACCTTGTCCCCGATGCGGATCGCGTCGAAGGGCTCCGTATAGTGTGTCTGGATATGTGCCGTCCTGCTGTCCTGCCGGATTTCTCCGAAGACCTGCATCATTGTTTCGGACGACGTGTCCATGACGGACGCAAGCCTCATGACCTCGGTCGCTGTCGGGTCTCCGTAATCACCTGTCGCCGGGTCGTACTCTCCCGGCGTGATGGTCTGAAAGTAAATCGGTGTATCATAGCGCATACCATTCACCTCACAGGAATTTGATTTTTGGATTCCCCGCATGGTTCGCCGCAAGGTACGCATTAATGTCCGCTTCGAATGGATCGAAGTCGTCCTCATTCCACGACATTGACTCACCCTCGACCGTGTGTGATGAAACGCCTTCACTGCCTATGCGGTTGTAGCGACGCACCGCCACTTCCCGGACGATATATTCGAGCTGTTGTGGGACCGTCTCAGCGCCGATGCGCACCAGAAGCCTTGATGTCGCCACGTCAATGCAGTTTTCAATAACGCTAATCACCGCCTCGTCGGTCGTTCCTGAAAGCCCGAGCATCTGGGCAACGATTATTCCATCTGGTGATAATGTACTCATGTGCCCTTCTTTCTCGCGCTTTTCGCGGGTGCACGCTTCTTAGCGGGTGCCTTCACAGCGAGTTTTCTCGCGGGTTTCTTCGGTTCGGCGGGTGTTTCCGCCTTGACGGGTTCTTCGACCGTCTCAGGCTCGCTGACGGGCTCCGGCGTGGGTTCTGGCACGGGTTCCGGTTCGGGCTCCACCCATGCGATGAGCGGAGTGCCCTGCTTATTGCTGTCGCTTGCCAGTTCCTTGATGCGCTGTTCGGTCGGCGGGATCGCTCCGTCACGCGGATAAACATCACCCGCCTTGTACAGCCAGAACTCACGCGGAATGTCGCCGTCCTTGGTATGGTCCGCCTTCGTTACATCCTGAAGGTCATAAAATGGTTTCGTTACGATATACATAATTTTGTCCTTTCAAAAGAAGACCGGGCAGGATAGTTCCCGCCCGGTTATTAATCATGTAAAAATCAAGCGCCTGTGATCGTGCCCTTGATAACGCCGTTGAGCAGTTCCGGATAGAACTTCACTCCGCTGAAGAGCAGAGTGTCGATAGACGCGTTGGACACGTTCGGCATATGGACCATGCCAACAAGACCACTCTCGTCGGATGTAAGGTTGAAGGATTCAGCCAGGTCGCCGCCCGTAGCCGGAACAT